TATTCTTATCTTTGATATCACCAAGTGAATGGAACCGAGAACACATCGGGTCATTCAAATATAACCACGACAATAAATGGATTAAGATATGATACTAACTATAATTTCAGACACTCACAACAAACACAAACACATCACAGGTGATTTGAAGGGTGGTGATTTGCTATTACATGCTGGTGACATTTCTTCTATGGGTTACGAACACGAGATCCGAGAGTTTGCAAAGTGGTATAATAATTTAAGTTACTACCACCACAAAGTGTTTATTGCTGGTAACCACGATTGGGGTTTTCAAAACAATGTTGAGAAAGTTAAAAGTATCTTATCTGAATACGACACTATCAATTATTTACAAGATGATTGGATTATAGTTGGAGATGGTGATCCACACGATCCTAATGTAAACACAGTGAAAATTTGGGGTAGTCCATGGCAACCTGAGTTCTATAATTGGGCATTTAACTTACCTAAAAATGGTGATGAGTTGAAAGCGGTATGGGATATGATACCTGAAGATATTGACATCTTGATTACTCACGGTCCGGCTTGGGGATTCTTGGATGATGTTGAAGGTCGTCGAGGTGATCACTTGGGTTGTGAATTACTCGCAGAACGAATTAAACAAATCAAACCAAAAATTCATATCTGTGGACACATCCATACTGGTCACGGACATTATTATGACGGACATACACACTACTTCAATGCTGCGGTTTTGAATGAACGATACCTATACGCCCATTCACCTTGGCACATTGATTGGAACCCAATAACAAATGAAATAACATTTTTATAATGGAGAAAGCACATTTTATTGAAAACAGAGTTTTTAGAGATAAACGAGGAACATTCAGTCCATTAGATCTTGCTAAGTTAGATAAAAATTGGTTACAGAGTAATATTAGCGTAAACCCCCGTAAATACACACTTCGGGGGTTACATTTTCAAAAGAATGAATATGCTCAAGCCAAACTAATTAAAGTTATATCTGGTAGGATATTAGACTTTGTGGTTGATCTTAGAACCGTATCGGACGATTACAATAAAGTATTCTTTTTTGATATGAAGGAGGGTGATGAGGTATATGTACCAAGATATTTTGCTCACGGATTTATAACAACCGAAGAAAACTCGGTAGTTCAATATTTGGTTGATAATGATTATAGTCCTGAGAACGAGGGTATTAAAGTTTGGACTGATTATCCTGAAATAGTTAGAGAAATAAAAAAACACCACGAGTGGTTTCTCGAAGAGTTCGTTCAAATTGCGGATAAAGATTTGGTGGAGAAATAAAAACTTAATGATATTTATAATAAAATTAATATATCATGACTAAAATGAATTTAACTGAAAAATTAAAAGAAGAGTTATTAAAAAGAAATCTTTTTGAACAGGAGGATGATGAAGAAGAAACTGAAGACACTTCTGAAAAATCAACACAAAATAAAGATTTTGATGAAATGGTTTCTAGACTACTCCATTCACAAACTCAAGTACACATCTTCCATTTAGGAACAAAAGGTTCAGGATCTTACGCCGCACACAAAGCACTCCAAGGATATTATGAAGGTATTGACGCTTTGGTTGACGGAGTAATAGAATCATTCCAAGGACAATACGGTTTGGTTACGAATTACGAAACCTACGACATGGAAAAATTCGAGTCTGTTAAAAAATGTATTTCATACTTTAAAGAGTTGAATGACATGATAACAGAAAAAAGAAAGTCTGTAGAGGACTCATACATTCAAAACCAAATTGATACGATTCAAGAACTTTTATTTTCAACATTATACAAACTTAAGTTCTTAAGTTAATAATATTACATTTAACTTTATTAAAACAGTTCCTATTATTAGATTGTGATACAACCACAATTAAATAAGGAACTGTTTTTTCATTTAACAAGACACCATCATGTGATTTTTCCTCCTGAAAAATTATACAATTCACATCTACCTTCTTTAGTTGTTGAGGACTCACGACCATTCCAAATAGAAGGAAATAAAAAATACTTGAAATTAAAATTATATGAGTTTGTTGAAAACACTAGACCTAACTTGGTTGATGGTGAACAGACCATTGCTGACACCAACAAAACAATTAAATATTTTATAGAACAAGCATCAAAAGTTATAAAAATATAATATGGCACATCCTATCCTACATTCAAAAAGTTCAGCCAAAAAGTTTGGTGGTAAATGGGAAGATTATATACATCTTCATAATTGGTTAGATGAGACAAAAGGATGGTATGGACATTCTTTACATAGAGCGTTCAGACACCATTCTGAAGGTATATTTGAACTCCAAGAAAAGTTCGGTGCTGAATTTAAGAATAGTGATGGTAAAACCGTATACACAAGATATGTCGGTGAACAACATGTTAAGGAAGATTGTGATGGTCAGATCCCATCTGCCGCGGATTGGATTAGAATATTAATATCTGGTGAAAGACCAAGTTGGGTTATAAGAACTCAGAAGTTAGAGTTTGAAGATTAAAGTATTTATAACTAAAGAACCTAATGGAATTAAATGACCAACAAAAAAAAGATTTAAAAAAATTCTCTTTATTATTGAATGCAATGAATATGGAGGACGGTAATTTTATTTATGAATACCCTTGTTATGACTCAACTTGGGATGAATTGGAGGGACCTCGATATAAAGGTAGATTGGTAGAAATCAATACACCAAAAACCATCACTGACTTATTTGCGGATATTAGAGACGACTTTGACACATCAAACTTTTATAATGAAAGTTACGGAAATGAAACAGGAAATTTATATTTTGATATAAATGTTGAGGAAAGTAATATTAATGTTACGTATAGTTTCTATCTTATGTCAACAGAAAATTCCTCAATTACAAGATCATTTGGAGATTTACTAACAGCCCCAACTCCTTGGGATAACCCACAAGTTAAAGATCAGTTCAAAATATTAAATGATCCTAAATTTATTGATGAAATGTCGAAAAAGTACGGTCAAGATTTAGAAATAACCTACGACGGTGGTGGAGATTCAGGATGGATAAATGAAGACGTACAATCTTCAACAGGAGATGCTGTGATGGACGGCAGAATTGAAGATATTGGTTATGCGTTGTTAGAATCATATTATAGTGGATGGGAAATTAATGAAGGGTCAAGTGGGATAATCTATTTTAACTTTACGAAAAAAGAAATTCATATTACTCATACTTTGAATTATGAAACAACTCAAGATGAAGAGTATATGGTAATTAACTTTTAATATATTTATTAGTAATGGAAAAGTTAATAAAAGAAGATGTGGATAGAATCAAGGAATTGATTGGTGGTCTTATTACGGAATCAGAATATAGAGAGTGTGAACAATTTGCTGAAAACAAACAAAAAATGTTGATTTGTAAAAAGATTGCATCTTTGAAGTCATATCTTCACAAAGATGATGGTCTTGGACTTAAAAGAATTATCAATCAAAAACTTGAAGATTTGAAAACTGATACTCCAGATGATCTAAAAACCAAATTCATTCAGGGTGCAAATTTACTACAAGCTGTTGGTAAAATAACTGAAAGACAAAAAGAATATTTTATTAATAATAAAGTTAACAACAATCAATTGGTTTATTTAAATAATGAGTGGCAACCAATTAATAAATTGAATACGAATTATTCTGATTTAGCTGAGTTGTTGACCGACCTAATATACAAAGGTGGTGAAAAATCAAAACCAATATTACGAGGAATTATAGAGGATCCTGAGAAAACTTTAAACTCAATAAAACCTTATATTAAGAGATTATTGGACAAATACTTTGAAGAATCAAATCTTTTACTCAATTACACTAAAAACATCCAAAGAGCAACAGCGATTGGTGAAAGTGCCGAAAAAAGAGTAAAAGAAACTTTAGAAGATATGGGTTGGAAATCTGAATATGAGGGTGGTAATGGGGATTTAATTGATATGGCATTTGGTACTGATTTAATAATGACACACCCTAATCACGGAACCAAAACAATCCAAGTTAAAAATAGTGAAAGAGCGTGGGTTAGAACGGACGAATATCCTTATGTTGATTGGGTGATTGTTGCAACTCCATTTAAGATATATGATAATAAAACAAAGAAAGAAATCCAGATATGATGACATCAGGACAATTATGGGTTGCTAGAAGGATAGATGATATTATTGATATGGTTGAGGAAGCGGCTGGTGATATTAGTACCGCTGACTACCCAAATTTTGATAGTTGGGTGGTAGATGTTTTTGATAGTGCGTTAAATAGACTTGATAATAAGGGATATGCGAATGAAACTGAATTTTTAGATAAGTACAGTTCAATTATATCTTCATTAGAAGACATCTTCAAAGAACAATTACACGATTTTTATGAAACGGAAGAAAGTGAATTGATTGGTGAAAGTTTTGACAGAGTCTTAGATATGTATAAAAAAATCAAATCAGGAGAAACTCTTAAACCAACCGAACAGGCCATGATGAATGCCTTTAAACGATTTGTCGATAAAGGAGGAAATGCTGAGGATTTCGAATATAGTGATGAAGAAGATTACGATGTTGATGAAAGAGAAGGTAAAAGATTTAAGTGGGAAAAATGGGGAAAACCATTAGTTTTTACATTCTCTGAAGAAAATGAAGAGAATGGTGAAATAGAATACTTTGGTGAAATAACATTTAATGGTGATGAATTTTTAGGTGTAATATCAACAGATAAAAGAGGATACTTAATTGATTATGACTTTTATAGTGTCTTTGATGAAAACGTCAGATTACAAGATGTCCTTAATGAATATGGAATTGAGGCTGAAGTAATGAACTTTTTCGCAGAAGAAATAATACCTGTACTTAGAAGATGAAAATAATAATCACAGAAACACAAGAATTAAGTCTTAGACTACGAAGACGTGGAATTGAACTTGAAAAACTTGACAATATAATTGAGTATCAAACCGAAATACAAGATCCTTGTGATTTTGAAGGTCCTGAAGATTATGCTGACTTTTGTATTGGACAAGGTTTAGGTTTTTATTATTGTGATGAAGGATATTGTGATGGAGATGATGAATATGAAGAGGAGGGTAACAACAAAAAAGGACCATCTGAAGAAATGTGGGATGTGAGAGAGGATGTTGAACTCTATGTGGAGAATAAGTTTTATGACTATTTATACGGATTATATGAAGATTCAAATTGTAAATAATGAAAATATTAGTAACAGAAAAACAAGCCGATAGGATATTCAATGACAAAATTGAATGTGAAAAGTGTGAGCACTCTTGGAAAAAAGAAAGTAGTGATCCACACCCATTTTTATGTCATGACTGTGGGTGGGACCAAAAAAGAAAAGAGTATGATAAAGAAAATCTATTCAACTTTTGGAAGAATAAGTTATCTAAAAAACCAATTGATGAGAAGTGGTCTGAAAAATATAAACGATCAATAGATTGTAGTCATCCAAAAGGTTTTAGTCAGAGAGCTCATTGTCAGGGTAGAAAGAAAAAATAATTTATGGAGAAATATGTGATTAATTTAGAAAGAAGAACCGATAGGTTATCTTCTATAAATTTACCTTTTGAATATAATGTATTCAAAGCGACTGACGGAAAAGAAGTTTATCCTGATCATACGGTAAAATATCAAGGGTTTTTAGGGTGTTTAGATAGTCATAGGAGATTATTCCAAATGGCAAAAGACAATGATATTGAGACACTGTTGGTGATGGAAGATGATATTGAAGTTGATCAAAATTTCAATGATAAGTTACAAGTTGTTTTATCTGAACTACCTGAAGATTGGGATCTACTATATTTGGGGGGATGGAATGTTGATGAAAAAGAAAAATATTCACAACATTTAGACAGAGCGAATAAAGTCTACACAACACATGCCTTTATTGTTAGAAATAAATTTTTTGATACTATAATTGATGGAATAAATTCAAGAGATTGGAAAGTTGATGTCTTGATTAGTGAGATATTACCAAAAGGAAATTGTTTTATTTGTAACCCAACAATTGCTTGGCAAAAAGAAGGGTTTAGTGATATTGAAAATAAAATAACAAATAATACACATCTTAAATAATGAATGGTAATAGATATGATTTTTGTGTAATTATAACAACCTATAATAGACCAAAAATGTTGTCTAATTTATTGGATAATATAGAAAAAGAAAAGAAAAATTATAATATTCTTATTTTAGTTTTTGACGACGGTAGTACTGAAAAATATACAATTAATAATAAAAATGTTAAGAAAATATCATTATTCCCAAATAATGGAAAGAAAAAATATTATAAAGTATTCAACACAACTTTCAATTTAATTAAAAAAATTGATAGTGAGTATTTTATTTATTTACCTGATGATATAACATTAATAAATAATTTTTTTGACCGAAGTAAAGATACATTTAACTCAATTGCGGACCCAAATAAAATTTGTCTTTCATTACTTACTGACGGTAGAGTAAATAGAACAAATTGGGTTAATTTTAAAACACAAGACATGGGTTTTTATTACAGAACTCAATGGAATGATTTGTGTTTCATATCTAAAAGAAATTTTTTTGAATCATTGAATTATAAAATTGATGAGATACCTTTAAGTAGATGGGATAGAAATCCTAATCTTAGTTCTGGTGTTGGGCAACAAATAAGTTTAAGACTTAATGAACGTGGTTACGGTATGTATCACACTAAAGAATCTTTCGTTATTCATGGTAGTCATGAATCAAAAATGAATTATCATGAAAGATTAAATACTAATTTAACAACAATATGAGTGATAAAGTGATAGTTAATATTGCTTCTTATAGAAGAATTGATTCATTGGTCAAAACTATCGAATCAATCATAGCTCAATGTGACGAAATAAACGTATCATTAAATGATCATTATTTAGAGGATGTGCCTGAATTATTATTTAATGATAAAATAAATTTATACTTTACCGATAACTCAAGGGGGGATGCCTTTAAGTTTTTAAAATTAACTGATAGTGATGGTTATTTTTTTACAATAGATGATGACTTAATTTATCCACCAACATACATTTCAGATACAATAAGGAGATATAACGAGTTTGGTGGTAATAAAATAGTAACGTATCATGGTAGGAATTTTAAAACATTCCCAGTTGGTAGTTATTACCGATCAGCAACTGAAAGATATGGATGTTTACAAAGAGTTAAAAATGATGTAAAAGTACAATTCGGAGGTACTGGGGTAATGTGTTTTCACACTAACCTATTAAAGTTACCTATCGAACATTTCAAGTACCCAAACATGGCTGATGTATGGGTTGGTAAGTATTGTATGGAAAATAATATTGAAATCATTTGTTTAAAACATGATGAGGGATATATTAAATATACACCACAAAAAAATACAATTTATGATAGTGAATCAAAAAATGATAGACTACAAAGTTTAGTTGCAAATTCAATTTTTGACAAAACAATAATACTTGAAAACGTAATTCTAGATGATATTGATATTAAACAAAATACAATTGATAAAGTCTTCAAACCAAAGACTCCTGATGAAAAAATAGTAAGTACTATTGAAAAATCTAAAAAAACTATAAATTACGAAAAAGTTAATTCAGTTTTTGGTCAAACCAAACATCATACAATACCAGTACAAAACAAACAAATTAATAATCCTAACTTAAGAAACAATACGTCTGTTTTACAAAAACTAACACAAAAAAGAAATAGGATATGAGTTTGTCAATTATAATACCAACATATAAATCATTACCTTTCATGGGTGAATTAATAGACTCAATAACCAATAACCAATACAATAAAGAATTTGAGGTTCTTTTTGGTATTGATAATTGTGAAGAAACTTTGGAGTATGTTAAATCAAATGTATTCCCTGATAATTTTTTCTTTTATTATTTTACCGAAAATAATGGACCCTATATCATTAAAAATACTTTATCGGAATTAACAAAATATGATAACATATTGTTTTTTGATGGTGATGATATTATGATGGAAGATATGTTAAATGAAGTTGACACTTGGTTAGATAAGTACGATTGTGTAAAACCAAAATTTATCAACTTCAAAGACAGTAAAGGTAATAGAAATTACGAAGGTGGTGATTCACTATATGGTGAGGGTGTTTTTGGAATTAAAAAAGAAATATTTCACATCATGAATGGGTTTGAGGGTTGGAAATGTGCTGCAGATTCTGATTTTATGGGTAGAATATATAAGTTAAAACGAAAGATATTACTAACTCCAACAGTATTATTTCATAGACGAATACACAATGATAGTTTAACTCGTAGACCTGACACTGGTTATGCGTCTCAAATGAGAGCCAAGTATTTCTCAATCAGTAAAAATAAAAAAGATCAAGTAATTTTAGATCAAATGATAAAAGGTGATTATAAGTTATTAGATGCAAAAACAAAAATATTATCTGAATCTGTGTCACAGATTAATGAAGAAGAAATAAATTTGGCTAAAGAATTAAAAGAGAAAAAACATAAATTACTTGATACTATTTTCAGAAATACACCAAAAGAGATTAAAGAACCAAAACAACCACAGGTAATTAATTATTCTCAGGTTAATAGAAATACAAATCACCAAACAAATAATGTTTTAAATAATGCTCTTAAGAAAGCAAAATTAGAGAATATTCGTAAAAACTTTGGTAGATAGAGATAATATATTATCTTTGTTTTATGAAACATTACTACAAAACAGGTAGACCAATAATTGATGTAGATATCAAGTTTGTTAAAAGGATCTTGAAAAAAAAACCTATTAAATTTGATGGTATTTATTGGCATCTTCAAGACATAGAGTTAGAAATTACTAACATAAGAAAATACCAACATCGGTATGGTGGGAGTTTTGTTTACGAGATTGACGTTAAAGTAATACCCAAAAGAGCCACATGGTACTACCACCAAAGCACTAGGTCTAAAAATGATAGAATTAGGAGATATTCTAATGAAAAATTATTAAGAGAAGAATTGGAATTTTTCAATATCCATGACGTAACTATATCAAAGATTCAATACGTTTAAAAATTCTTTATATTTATTGATATGAAGTTAACAATAACCGAACATCAATACACCATAATCCAATCAAAGATCAATTATTCTAATATTTTAGAGGATATGGTTTTCAAACTATCTTTAATTAAGGAGGAAGAAAGAGAACCTGATATGGAATGGGACTTTACTGATGTTAAAAAAGATATTGATTTATCAAAACTATGGGTTAAAACCAAATCAGATGTTAAAGAATATCTTTTAAACTTACAGGATAAAGTTAAAAACTTACCTGAAGACTTCAAAAACAAGATTCTAAAATATGCAGCATACTCATTCTTGGGTTTAATAAGTTTAAATCAAATCCAAAATTATTTGGATGAACCATTAGAACAAGCGGTAAAGACAGAGAAAAAAATCTTTAAGAAAATTGAGATTCCAAGAATCCGTAAATCATCCGAGAAATTATTAAACCATTTAAAGATAGAAGAAGGATCTGTTAGACATAAGGGTGAACCTGTGTTAACCGCATATGATCTTGGAGATGGTGCGTACACCATTGGTTATGGGCATGCAATATTTAAAGGTGAAAATGAAGGATATGATTTCTTACCAAGATATAATAAAATAAGACCTGGTAAGACAAAGATCACCAAAGAGAATGCCGAGACTTTGTTGAAGGATGATATTAAAAATGCCGAAGACATTATTAATGAAATATTAAATGATTGGGAAGATAAAGGAATAAAACCACCCATCACACAAAGTATGTACGATACAATGGTTTCAATGGCGTATAATATGGGTAGAGGAATTAGAATGACTGATTTTATTCAAGCAGTTAAACGAGGGGACTTTAAATTGGCAAAAAAATTAATACTAACAACAAGTCAAAATTTGTTTGATGATTTTCCAGGATTAAAAACTCGTAGAGAAAACGAAGCCAAAATGTTTGCGTAATGGAACAGGAAAAAATATTTAAATTATTTAAAAAGTTTGCTGGTGATGTAATTGATATTCACGGGTTAAAATGTATTCCTATTATAGTCGGGGAAAAAATTGTTAGTAAACATTTCAAACCTTCTTATCCTATTGGGTTTAAAATAGAAAATCCAAATGATGTTTCTTATTATTGGGCAATAGTGGATGACGAACTTTTAGATATTTTAATGGAGTTTGAAGATTATGTTGGTATTAGATTAGATACTAAAATATTATGGGACGAACAACCAAAATTTTATCTTAACGAAAAGGTAAAAAATCAAATACAAAAAATTTTTGATTCAGTTAGAGAACTCAAATTCACAACAGGAACTCCGTTTGTTGGACACAAACGATGGATCATCCAAATAGAATCTATTGGGTTAAAAACCAGACATTACGATGCAGAGTCGTATTATATTGACAATACCGTTGTCCCAATATCGGCCACAAAAGATGGTGAAAATGTTGATGTTAATGAGGCAATAAATACATATATT